ACAGGCCAAGCTCGCCCAGATGGATGCCGACGACCAGCGAAAGGCACAGGAGCACTTGCAGAAGCTCGACCTCGGCGCGCTCGCCATTGAAAAGCTACGGCTGGAGATCGAGGGCGTACAGATCAAGACCGCGGCCGCAGTCGCCACGACCGAAGCCAAGATCGACCAGACCGAGACGCAGACCGACAACGCGATCAGGACCACGGACGCCAGCGTGCAGGCAACGGCTGACAGCACTGCAATCAAGAAGGACCAGGCAGAGCACAGCGCCGCGATAGCTGAGCGGAAAGCCAAGGAGCCGGCATGACACGGGGAACATTCGTCTACCGCGGAGGCCAGCTTGTTGAAAAAGGCGGCCCTCAAGACGTGCGAATTATGCCTCCGCGCTCTGATCTTCCTTGCCCGATGCTGGTTAGCGACATCATGGACGCGGCGGAACACGTAGACGGCAGGTTCTACACGTCGAAATCGGAATATCGCCGTGTCACCAAGGCCAATGGCTTGATCGAGGTCGGTAACGAAAAGCTGAACCCGGTCAGGCCGAAGATGTCCAGGGCCGAGCGAGCCAAGGGCATCAATGACGCAGTTGAACGGGCAGCCGCCCGCGTTCTCTAACGCACCCTCTCAGACAGGACAGTATTCATGACCGACGCAGCCGTTGCCGCTGATCCCGGACCCGCGCCCGAAGCACCTGTTGGCGCACCGATCAACGAGAACCCGGCTGATTTCAGTCATCCGCTCGGCTCGCAGATCCCGCCAGAGGCCAAGGAGCCCGCTAAACCGGCATCGATCGATGACAGCATTGACCGTGCGCTGGCCAAGAGCGCAGCAGCACAGGCTGCACCGAAGGACGTAAAGCCGGAGCCGAAGGTCGATGCCAAAGCCGAAGTCAAAGAACCAGCCAAAGCGCCGGTTGTCCGTGCCGAGGATGGCAAGTTCGTTGCGAAGGATGCTGTTAAGGCGCCGGTTGCTGAGCCAGCCGTAGCCAAGGAGCCGGCTAAACCCGTAGAGGTTCCCAAGCCCAGCCACACCGCGGAAGACGCGCCGTCACGCTTTACCGAAACGGCAAGGGCCAAATGGGCGGCAGCCGACCCCGAGATTCGCGGCGAGACGCTGCGCATGCAGAAGGAGCTGACCGAGGGCTACCAGAAGCACAAGGCCGCGGCCGAGCGAGACGCATCGCTGGCTGAATTTCATGAGATGGCGCAGAAGAGCGGCACCGATGTAAAGACCGCGCTGAGCAAGTACACGGCGCTGGAGAGTCTGCTTCGCCAGGACCCGATCAAGGGCCTGCACGAAGTCTGCAACAACATGGGCCTGTCGCTGCGCGATGTTGCCGCGCACATCATGGGCCAGACACCGGAACAGACCACCTCGCAATCAGACGCAACCATTCGCGAGCTGAAGCAGGAACTGGCCGCTCTGAAAGAGCAGGTCGGCGGCGTCACCAAGACATTCGAACAACAGCGCGAGCAATCGACGCTGACCGAGATCAACAAGTTCGCAGCGGATCATCCCCGCTTCGACGAGTTGGCGGACGACATTGCATTCTTCATGCAGTCCGGCCGCGCGAAAGACCTTCCAGAGGCCTACACATTGGCGGAGCGGCTCAACCCCGCAGCCAACCAGGCCCCTGAACCCGTGGCCTCATCCGCCGCGCTCGAACCTGAGCCCCCGGTTCAACCCGACAAGGGCACAAAATCCATCAATGGCGCTCCTTCCGCCGGCCTCACAAGCCGAAGGAATACCGGCCCAGCCCCTTCAATCGATGAATCCTTGAACCGAGCTTTCGGCCGGGCAAGGTAGGAGATTAACCAATGGCCATCAATCCGGTAACTGCCTATCAGCAGGTACTGTCGATGGCGATCGAAGATCGGTCGCCGTCCTATCAGGACCTTGTGTCCAACTCAAACATCCTGCTTCAGGTTCTGAAGCGCAAAGGCCTGTGGGAAGCCTATTCCGGTCCCCGCATTCGTGAAACACTCCAGATCGCCAAGCAGGATGCCCAGTGGTATTCCGGCTATGACTTCCTGGACAACCCCCCGATCGAGCTGTTCAACGACGCCTACTACACGCCGAAGATGGTCGCCGTTCCGATCAGCTTGACGATGGAGGAAATCCTCAACAACCAGGGCGAAAACCAGCTCAAGCCGGTTCTCAAGTCCTATATGATGGCGGCTGAGAACTCCCTGGAAGATACCATGGACACGGCCATCCATTCGGACGGCACGGCCAACGGCGGCAAGCAGCTCACAGGCTTGGCAGCGGCGGTTCCGATCGTCACCAACGCCGGCACCTATGGCGGCATTTCGCGGGTGGACAATGCCATCTGGCGCACGACCACTTACGACATCCACACCGCGTTCACCACGATCGGCACGCAGGTCACCTCGACCACGATCCGGCCGTTCCTGAACAAGATCATGACGGCGCGCTCCCGTGGCCGGCGTTATGCGGATCTGCTGCTGATGTCGCCCGAGCACTACGAGGCGTATGACGCAGCAACGCTGGCGATCCAGCGCACCACCAAGGAAAGCGGCGGCAAGGGCGTCATCGGCTTCTCGACGCTCGAATACGTCGGCGGCGGCAAGCGTGCTGAGATCGCCCTTGACGGCGGTATCGGCTCCAACATGCCGGCGAACACGACCTATGGTCTGGACACTGACAGCCTTCGGCTCCGCTACAACCCGAGCCGGAACTTCGACAAGCTGTTCGAGGGCGACGGCCAGAAGCCGATCAACCAGGATGCGCTGGCGCAGTTCATCGGCTGGATGGGTGAGTTGACCATGACCAACCCGCTGTTCCAGTGGCGCATGTACGACTCCAACACCTCCAGCTAACCGCGAGAGCCGCCTTCGGGCGGCTTTTTCTTTCCCTCATTTTCAGGAGATATGCAGATGGCATATACGCAGGTTAACCCGGTCCTGGGATTTCCCAAGATCAACGCGACTTCGACCGCGCCGTGGCAGGGCGGTCAGTCGTCGCAGCTTCCGCCTCTCGGCACGATCATTCAGGGCGTTGACCCCACCTATGGCATGGGTGAGTTCATCTTTCTGAAGGGCGTAGCCTCGACCGCTGTCGGTTCGTGGGTGGCTTACTTCCCGGACGACTGGAGCACTGTGCTGCTGGTCGCCGACCAGAAGGGGCCTGTTGCGGTCTCTATGTCCGCGAACGTGGCCCTCGGGTACGGTTGGTATCAGATCAGCGGCAAGGCCGTGGGTCTGGCACTGGCGTCCTATGCTGACAACGCGCTGGTCTACACCACAGGCACTCCCGGCAGCGTGGACGACACCGTGATCGCAGGCGAGCGCGTCAAGAACGCCATTGGCGCCAGCACCATCGTCGGCGCCGGTCTCGCTGAGTTCGAGATCAATCGCCCGTTCGTGGACGACGGCTCGGCCACTTAAACGACACAAGCGGGGGCTTCCGGGCCCCCGTTTTCTTTGCACCCTCTCAGACAGGAAAGCCTCATGGCCGCGTCAGACAATCTCGTTATCCCGCGCTTCTACAATCACACCATCGAAAACAAGGCCAAGTCCAAGGAAGCGGGCCGGCCGATCTTCGATGACATGGAGGTCGTGGAGGTCCGCTTCGCGGGCGACCGCAACAAGGTTAGCGTGTTTCCAGCGACCGCGATCTGCGGACAATCGCAGGATGAAGAAGGCGATTATCGCCCGATCACCTACGCCGAGCGCTGGCCCGAGCAATACAAGCGCTTCAAGGCCAAGCAGACCCAGATCATGGAAGGCACGCCGGTTGATGAGCTGCCGTTCCTGACGCAGGGCAAGCGGGCAGAGCTGAAGGCGCTGAGCATCTACACCGCGGAAACGCTGGCAGCGCTTGACGGGCAGCCGCTGAAGAACCTCGGGCAAGGTGGACGCGACCTGAAGAACCAGGCGCAGGCCTATCTCGATCGTGCCGCGGGCACTGCCGATGTCACTGGCATGGCGGCGGAGATCGCCGAGCTGAAGCAGCTCATCACTGAGCTGCGCGCCGACAAGCCGGTCTCGGAGTTCGAGGCATGGACCGACACGCAAATCAAGGACTGGATCGAAGAGAAGATCAACGAGCGGCCGAAGGGGAACCCCTCCCATGCGACGCTTGTTAAGCGTGCGGACGAGATCGCGGTCGGTCTCGCCGATGAACAGGCAGCCTAGGAGGCTATCATGCGACCATCTGACGTGACCTTCCGCAAACACGTTGCGGACATCGAAACTCCCGACCCGAACGACGACGACAAGGTCGAGATGGACATCATCGAGATCAAGTATCCCGATGGCAAAGTCGTAGCCTTCCCGGCGGATCACAAGAGCCCGGAAACCGGCGTTCGCTATCGCGATATGTTCCGGCGCAAGTACGACGCCTTCAAGAACGGCGACCCCGATCCGGATCGTGTGAGCGACCTGGAGCGCGAGATTGCCGAGAAGCAGGCCGAACTCGACGCCCTGAAGGCGCCGGACGACAAGCGCGTCAAGGAAAACCTCGGCTATGGCGAGATCAAGCCCGACGAAGATCCGCATAACACTCAGGCGAAGGGCATCCAGCAGCCAGGCCGCGTCGGCTACAAGAACACCGAAGAACAGCCTCTGGCTGAGCCCGGCAAGATCGATCAGCCCGTAACGCTCGGCGAAGCCCACCCGAAGCCCGAACTGGACCCCGTCCTCGTCCAGCCTGTCGAGCCCAAGGCCAAGGAGCCCGCATAAATGACGCTGTTGTCGGTTTGTCAGGAGGCAGCAATACTTCTGAGCCAGGACGAACTGACAACGCTGTTCTCGACTTCGGTCCCGTTCGCCAAGGAAATTCGCACCTTGGCGAACGAGTCCGCGGCGGTAATCGGGGAGACCTACGACTGGCAGACCCTGACCAAGCTCGCCACGGTGACCGGCGACGGCTCGGATACATCGTTTGACCTGCCCAGCGACTACGACCGCATGGTGATGAAGACCAACCTTGCGGGCAGTGACAGCAACATCGATCTGGTCAAATCGCGCGATCTCGACCAGTGGGCCTACTTCCAGAACCACGGCGCGACCAGCGTTCCCGGCCACTGGATGATCCTCGGCGGTGAACTCTTGTTTGAGCCGGCACCCGCCTTGGGTGTTGAATATTCCTACTATTACATCACGAAAAACGTGGTGTCGGGCGACAAGGCCGCGTTTACGGCGGATGACGACGTATTCATTCTGCCGGAACGGCTGCTCAAGCTGGATCTGATCTGGCGCTGGCGTGCGCTCAAGCGCATGGAATACGCCGAGGACATGGAGAATTTCAATATCGCGCTGTCCAAGGCTATCACCAAGGACAAGGGGCCGCGCATTCTCGTCGGTGGCCGTCAACGTGTACCCTATAACGTGCGCAATGCATATCCTGGACCGCTCGGCCCATGAGGCGACCCGCGGCGCGCGTCAAGCCACGCCTGGCCAAGCTGCAGAGCTTCCCGGCGCCGATCGGCGGCTGGATCAAGAACGTCAACCTGGCAACGCCGGATGCGCGGCTGCCGAGTGGGCAGCGGGTTAACGGCGCGTCTGTCCTGGAGAACTGGTTTCCGACCGCGACCGGCATCCGCATGCGCGGCGGCTCGCAGCTTCATACCGTCACAGACGGCAGCGAAGACATAACAGCGCTGTTTACCTATGTGGATGGCAACAACCGCTCGTTGTTTGCGGCGACTGATAGTGCGATCTTTGATGTTACGACGGCCACTGAATTTGCTCATCTGGTCGATGACCTTGGCAATCACTTGGTCGACGACCTCGGCAACCACATCGTGACGGGGACGTCGGTTTCGTCGATAGCGAGTTTTGGCGGTGGGGATTGGTCCGTCGTTCAGTTCACGACCTCGGGCGGGACGTTCCTGCGCGCGGTCAATGGCGTTGACACGCCGCTTGTCTACGATGGCGCCGCGTGGGGCACGGTGCCGGCGCTGACCGGCATGACCGCGTCGACACTATCGAAT